AGAAGTTATACAAGACCTGGAACTGGAACAGTAGAACAAACTTATGTAAGATGTAGAAAGAAAGGCGAAACAAAAGAGCGTGGAGAACTTTCTAAATCTTATTATGACGCACAATAGGAAATAAAATATGGCAGATACAGTATCAACACAAGTATTATCAGACACTTCAGGTGTTAAGTATGTTGCAAAACTAACTAACATATCAGATGGTTCTGGCGAATCTTTAGTTAATAAGATTGACGCTTCGGCTTCAACATTTATGACCGAAGACGCAAATAGAAAAATTGCAAAAATATGGTTTTCAGTTAACACTACAAACCCTAAAGCTTGCGTAGAATTAGTATGGAGTGGTGATACTAACGCAACTGCTGTACTATTAGCAGGTCAAGGTTATTGGGATTTGCGTACTAACGGTAACGAAATTACAAACAATTCTGTTACACCTACAGGTGATGTTTTACTCTCTACAAGGGACTTTGTAGTGGGAGATAATTACACGATTTTAGTAGAGTTTAGATAAAAAATCTTATAAATATATACAAGTACAAAGAGAGAACATATGAAATTAATATCCGAAGAAATCACAAATGCAGAATGCCTAGTTGAAGAAACTGGTGGCAAAAAGAATTATAAAATTAGAGGTATCTTCTTACAATCCGATATAAAGAATAGAAATGGACGAGTCTATGGGAAAGACATACTTGAAAAGGAAGTAAAAAGATATAACGCAGAATTTATCAACAAGAAAAGAGCATTTGGCGAGTTAGGACATCCTGACGGACCAACAGTAAACCTGGAAAGAGTTAGTCATATGATTACAAAACTTGCTCCAGAGGGCACTAATTTTGTCGGTGAAGCTAAAATAATGAACACACCTTACGGTAAGATTGTAAAAGGTCTTATTGACGAAGGCGCTCAATTGGGTGTATCTAGTAGAGGTATGGGTTCGTTAGAAACAAGAGGTGGTGCTAACTATGTAAAAGATGACTTTTATTTAGCAACTGCTGCCGACATAGTTGCAGACCCCAGCGCTCCAGACGCTTTCGTAGAAGGTATAATGGAGAGTAAAGAGTGGGTATGGAACAACGGAGTACTCGTTGAAAAGAACATAGAAGCTTGGAAACGAGAAATTGAGAAGGCAAAGTCTAGTGCTTTAGCAGAAGCTAAGGTAAAAGTCTTTAAAAGCTTTCTTAAAAATCTCTAGTTTTATAAATATCATTAAATAGCTATTTAAAACTAGTTTTAAACAATAAGAGGAGATTTCAATGGCCGACAATAAAAATGTTGCGGATACGATACAAGAAGTTATGGAAGCTACGGCTCCAGACGCTCCTAAGAAGAATGCTGTAGCAGCTGAAACTTCGCCACTATCTAATAGTGCTGAAGATTTAGGCGCAGCTGTTGTTAAACCAACAGACAGCAATCCTGACGCAACGAAAAAAGTTAAAGAAGTTTCTGGACAAGCACCTCAAAAATCTGAGGGCGCACCTGATCCAATGCCTACTTTGAAAAAAGAAGGCGCTAAAGAAACTGACAAAGACTCGGAAGATAAAGAAATCAAAGAAGGCGAAATGCCAGCTGGTCTAAAAAAATACCTTGACAAAAAAGATGACTCTAAAGAAGACAAAAAAGAGTCAGCTCATAAAGAAGATGATAAAAAATCTGAAGTTAAGGAAGAAGATAAAAAAGAAGACGAGAAGGTAAAAGAAAGTAAAGAAAAAGAGATTGACGTTAAAGAACACGTTGACGCTCTTGTCGCTGGAGAAGATTCATTATCAGAAGAATTTAAAACAAAAGCTGCAACTGTATTTGAGGCTGCGATTAAATCTAAAGTAAAAGAAATCGGAGAAGAAATACAAGCAGATTACGACAAGAAATTAACCGAAGAAACTTCAAAGTCTAAAGATGAGTTAGTTGAAAAAGTTGATTCTTACCTTGCATATGTAGTGGAAGAATGGATGAAAGAAAACGAACTTGCTTTAGAACGAGGAATCAAAGGTGAAATCGCTGAGGACTTTATTAGTGGTCTAAAAAAATTATTTGAAGACCATTACATTGATGTTCCAGACGAAAAATATAATGTACTAGAAGATCAATCTTCAAAAATTGAGGAGTTAAACAAAAAACTTAACGAATCAATTGAAAAGAATGTTGAATTATCAAAAAGTAACGGCGATCTAAAAAGACAAGACATCATTGATGTTGCGGCTTCTAATCTTGCTGAAACTCAAAAAGAGAAATTTAACAAACTTGCTGAAGAAATTGAATATTCAAACGAAGAAGATTTTAAATCTAAAGTATCAACTATTAAAGAAAGTTACTTTGGAAAGAAAGAGTCTGCTAGTGGAATAGATGATGTTGCGGCGGAGTCAAATTCTCAACCCGAGGATTTAACTAATGCAATGGCTGCTTATAGTGCCGCTATAAGTAAAACAAAAGACATTAAGTTGTCAAATAAATAGAGGGAAATAAAAATGTATTTATCAGAACAATACGAAAAAAAATGGCAGCCTGTATTAGAACACCCTGACTTACCAAAAGTTACGGATTCTTACAGACGAGCCGTTACAGCTACTATCTTGGAAAACCAAGAAAGAGCTATGAAAGAAGACGCTGGTTTCTTAAACGAAGCAGCGCCTACATCAAGCACTGGTTCTTCAGTTGCAAATTGGGATCCAATCCTAATTTCTTTAGTTAGAAGAGCAATGCCAAATCTTATCGCATACGATATCGCAGGTGTACAACCTATGACTGGTCCTACTGGACTTATCTTTGCAATGAGAAGTAGATATACTTCACAAGTAGGAAACGAAGCATTATTTGACGAAGCAGATACAGACTTTTCAAGCAGAAACGCTGCTGGAGATTCTTCTGGAACTGCTACACCTTCAGATCACGGTGGAACTAACCCTGGTGTATTAAATGACGCTAGTGCTGGATCATCTGATTATAGTAGAGGTCAAGGAATGACAACTGGTGCTGCTGAAGCATTGGGTGACGCTGGTTCAAACCAGTTTGCTGAAATGGCTTTTTCAATAGAGAAATCTACTGTAACTGCTAAATCAAGAGCTCTAAAGGCTGAATACACTATGGAACTTGCTCAAGACTTAAAAGCAATCCACGGTTTAGACGCTGAAACAGAACTTGCAAATATCCTATCTGCTGAGATCCTTGCGGAAATCAATAGAGAAGTAGTAAGAACAATTTATATCAATGCAGAAAAAGGTGCCGCTGTTAATACAACAACAGCTGGTGTTTTTGATTTAGACACAGACTCTAATGGAAGATGGTCAGTTGAGAGATTCAAAGGACTTATGTTCCAACTAGAGAGAGATGCTAATAGAATTGCACAAAGAACAAGAAGAGGAAAAGGTAATATGATTATCTGTTCAGCTGATGTTGCAAGTGCTTTACAAATGGCTGGTGTTTTAGATTACACTCCTGCATTAAACAACAATCTATCTGTTGATGACACTGGTAATACTTTTGCTGGTACATTAAACGGTAGATACAAAGTGTATATTGATCCATATAGTGCTAATTCAAGTGCTAAACAATACTATGTTGTCGGTTACAAAGGTACTTCACCTTATGACGCTGGTATTTTCTACTGCCCTTATGTGCCATTACAAATGGTAAGAGCAGTTGGACAAGATACATTCCAACCAAAAATTGGTTTCAAAACTAGATACGGTTTAGTTGCGAACCCATTTGCAGAAACAGGTGCTCAAGCCGGTGCTGCTACTGCTGTTAACAACGCTGGTTCAGCGAACAGTAATAGATACTACCAAAGAGTACAAGTTGCTAACATAATGTAATATTGGTTGATCGTTGTTTAACGATTGATTTAAGAAGGGCGACCCTAAAAAGTCGCCCTTTTTTTTGGCCTTATAAATAAAAGTATGAAGAAAATATTAATACAATACCTTTATATATTCGCATTTGCTTTAGTCTTTTTAGCACTAGCATTTGCAACCTTAAACAAAAAAGACCCTAATCCTTTAGAAAATATAGAACAAAGACTTGAAGAAGTTGAAGTAAAAGACAAGGTTTTAACAGATAATGAGAAAGAACTAGAGAAGAAGGCAACTGAAAAAGAGTGGCAAGAAGTAGATAAGCAAACAGATAAATAGTATTATGACTACTACTAACGCATATAGCAGACAACCAACTAAACAAGATTACGCTGACCCTACAAAGTTTAAGTTTAGTATTGCTAAACTTCCTAAAGTAGAATACTTTTGTACACAGGTAAATTTACCAGGTATTAGTATATCAGATAACTATACACAACCAACACCATTTAGAGATATTCCTTTACCAGGTGAGAAGTTAAGATACGAACCTTTATCAGTTACATTTCTTGTAGATGAAAATTTAGAAAACTACCAAGAGATACACGGTTGGTTAAGAGGTCTAGGTTTTCCTGGTGGTCACCAAGAATTTAAAAATTTATTAGATGGTGGATCCGATAGATTTCCTACATCTAAAAGTAGTACATTAGGTGACGCAGGAAGAGTAAAATTTAATGCACCAAATACAGGTGGTATATTATCAGACTCAACATTGAGTATTTTAACAAGTAAAAACAATCCTGTTACCGAAGTTAGATTTAGCGATTGCTTTCCAATATCTTTATCTTCTTTACAGTACAATCAACAAGCAACTGATACAGATTACTTAACGGCAACTGTAACTTTTGAATATAAAATATACGATTTCGCTAATAGTCAGGCGAGTAGAACAACAATTACAACCTCTTAAACTTGATTTTTTAAGAGTTTTGTGTTATAATGGAGTTATTATGGATTTAGAACAACTGCAAGAACTAGCTGATAAGAAGCTAAAAATTAATGATACTGAATTAGATTTAGAATCATTAAAGACCCCTCAACTACACAACGAATTTTTGAAACACTTAACAAAGTTTAAGTTATTATTGACTCGTGCTGAAGATGAATTTAAATTAATCAAAAGAGATAAGTGGGAATACTACACAGGTAAATCTGATCCTGCTGTTTATCAATTGAAACCTTTTAACTTAAAAATTATGAGATCAGATGTTGATAGATATATTGAGGCCGATGACGAGTACACAAAGGCACATCAAAAGGTTAAATACTTGGAAGTAACAGTAGATTTTTTAGATAGAACGGTAAGACAAATCTCCAATAGATCATTTAATATTAAGAATGCTATTGACTGGAGAAAGTTTACTAGTGGCGCTATCTAACAATGACCATAACAAGATACCTCATCATAGATAAAATAAACGAAGTCTATTTAAAGATAGAAGCAGACGCTGATATTCGTAGAGAGTTAGGTGAATACTTTACCTTTGAAGTACCTGGATATAAGTTTATGCCAGCATTTCGTAATAGAGTATGGGATGGAAAAATTAGGTTATTTGCTTATGCAACTGGTAAGATATATGCAGGATTGTATCCTTACATTATTGACTGGTGCGAAAAGAACAACATACAGATAGTTGATGGTACTAAAATTAAAGATGTACAAACTAATGCTGATGATGTAACTAGATTTTTAAAAGCGTTAAAGATACCTAAAATAGAAATAAGAG